GTTGCCATAGGTAGTAATATCATTTGGGATCAAAGCAAAGCGATCTGATTTTGTAAATCTATTTAGGAAATTTGGATCGTTTTTAATTTGTTCTAATACACCTTTGGTAATGGCATATGCTAAATTAGCGTGAGTTGCAGGATCTTCATTATAATCATACATCACGGTAGCATTAGCCGCGGTTTCAGGAAGTGCACCATAGTTTGGATGGATACACAATAAGCTACATCTAATAGCTTCAATAAGTGCTATACATGATGTCTCTTGCCAAATGTTTGGATAAAGGAAGATGTGAGACTTTTTCAGTGCCTCAATAACATCTTCATTTGGAATTGACCCGTGATAGGTCATATTCGGATGGTTGTGAATTTTTGTAAACAAATCAACATATGGATCGTCTCTTTGTGGCCATCCATAGATAGCAAACGAAGAGTATACATCCAAGTGAATGTTTTTATATTCTTTTGATAATGCATCAATAATAGGATACACGAGCTCAAGTCCACGATGAGGTGTTGTATGATATACAAAACGGATAGTTTTTGATTTTGGTTTATCTTCTATATCATATCGAGTTTCTATCGCGTTTGGAATAACTGAACATTTAGAATAAGGAATTCCAAATCTCATAATGTATTGGTCTCGTTGCCAATTTGATACAAAAACTAGGTGTTCAAACTTTTCCCACCCACCATCTAACAAAACTTTGTTTTCAGGATCGCCTGCCAAGTCGTGGCAATACATGATGTTTTTTACATCTGTAGGAATATCCCGTGGGCGCGAGAAGTGAATAGCGAAGCCCTCTAAGAGCTCTCTATTGACGTTATCGAGTAGGCGTTGACGCATCATCTCAGTACCACCAATTGAATTAGCAGACAGCTCAGACTCTACCACGTCGCCTTTATAAATCATACTCATTAGCCATTAAACTCCGCGTTAAAATCTGTTACAGAATCCCACCTAAAAGATCGCCAACCTGGCGCGTTAACATCATACACAGCTAATACATCTGGGTTTGGCTTTTTTTCTTTTTTCTGAATTACTTCTTCAACATCGATTTGTTTTGGTAACATAGTCTCATTCAAAGTTGCATGCATAATTCTCGTTTCGCCATTTTTCTTGGTAAATACGATTTTGCATACCTTTTCTTTGAGTGCTCCAATTACGAATGTTTTATCAATCGCATTAATATCCATTATAAAGTCTCCATTGTTTTTACATTAGTTTGAATTGATTTGTATATTTTTTCAAGTGTGTTATTAAAATCCTGTAGAGAACCATTATTGTGTATTCTATACATGTTAACATCAAACACTTGAGGTAATACGTATTTGTTGTCTATTTCTGTATATTTATTTCCAAGAACATACTCATGTTCGATACGACTTCCTTGGAAATACCTACGTGAGTCGGACGAGTAATCTTCACCGTCGCGTGTGAGCTGAACTAATACAAAATTCTTTGATCCAACTTTTTCCACAACGGGTATCAACTCATCTACGAACCCACCGTCAGATATAGCATAATCTTTTGTTAAGTCAATTTCGTTTGCAACTAATTGACCAAAATAATCTAAACCACGTTTAGGTTTAACAATTTGTTCTGAAACATAAATCATCGCTTCACGACAAGACATATGGCCTAGATCTACGTGAGGAACTTCCTTTACAGAACGATCATCGTATCTTTCCATAAACCATTCGTAATCACATTCAAAGTATTTGCACGTTTCTTTGTACAATTGATATTTGAAAGACAAATGTTTCCATCCATAGTTTTTCTTGAAGTAATCAGCTCCAGCATCTTTACCGGAACGGGGAGGTCCATTAAATAGTACTATCAAAACTTAACTCCAAAATCATCTGAAATGATTTCTTTTAACTGCTTTGAAAAAGCATATTTAAACTCTGTATTTGTGATACCACACAAAATAAATTCACGATCTGACGAGTCGAGATAAGGCATCGCATCATGTATAGATGCATAGCCTTTTTCAAACAAGTCAAGATCGCGTTGTTTTACGGGTATATTCCGAGTACGAACTTTGCCAGTTAGTACACTTGTACGAGTTACAATCATAACATTCTCCTTTTCATTTATATCTAATATATAACACTTTTAAAAGAATGTCAACTGTTTTTTAAGCTCTTTACGTGATTTCTGTGAATTTTGCATTGTATAATTCCATTATGATAATCGTCTCTCAACAAGACATCATGTTCAAATTGATATTTGGCTTCGAGGTAACCAAGTTCTCCTTTTGATTTACAAAGAGTTAAAATTTCTCTATGGAAGTTATCAGCACCTTTATCCTCAACTAATTGCTGGACTTGTTCTGATGAACCATAATATTTTTTCCAATCTGTTTCTTTAACAACAGAACGGCGACGAGTTTTACCTTTGAGTGGTGGAAGTTTTCTTTTTGAAACGAGTAGCTTTTTGCCTACGTATTTCATATCAGTAGATTTGTCTGTAATGATATACACAAATCCAATCCAATCTTCAATCATTTCAGAGGTAAATTCTTCCCCTTTGTAAATCCACATAAAATAACTCCATAGTAATAGAGTTATTTATTCAACATCCTCATGCATGTAAATACAGAGTTTTCTTCCAAGCAATCAGACCAAATGTGGTGAAGATACCATCCAACTAATACAACACCGATTGTAATAGCAATTCCATATATTACTTTCTCAGTCAATACAAATCTCCTCTTCCTCTTCGTATTTAAGGAATACTTTTATAGTTGTGCCATCATCTTGTATTTGAAATGAAAGGTCTTTAACATTATACTTAACGTAGGCACGACCTTTGTTATCAATAACTTCAAATCGGTTAATTTTACTTGAAAACATAATGTCTTCATCGTCAACAATAAAATCAGTTTTGATTTCCATTATCCTCTCCTCATTTGAGAGTAGGCTTTTGGATCGTCTCCGCGGCCGACTGGGACCATGTTTGATTTGTGCATTGTTGCGATACCGACGATGTAGTCGCCCGTGTATTCATTTCGTTGTTTAGCCGCTGCATTTGCCGGGATAACATCCGACGTCGGGATTGAGCGACCCTCGCGGTGTACGTCATTCGATTGCGTTTCAAGTGGTTTTCCTTTCTGCTTAGATGGTTTTTTATCTGGGTCGATACCCATGCTTTTAAGAAACGCGTTGTGCTCAGCTTGAGCTTTTTGCCAACCTGGTTTCTTTTTAATTTTTGATTTACCGTGGACTTGTACTCCACGTACTAAATGCATAGACATTAAGCTGCCTCCATTTCCATTTGCTTTTCAAGGCGCTCAGCACGCGCCTCATAATCTTCAGCTATCATGAGGATTTCTTCAATCAACTCTTCGCGGGTTTTACCAAAGTTATCAGCACGACGAGACAAGCTACGCAGACGTTCAGCAATTACAATACAATCAATCATTATTATACCTCCACAAACATAGTTTTAAGTTCTTCTTCGTCAAAGCCGTGGCCGTGACCCATAACTTGTTCGAACAATTCCTGGAGCATATCGAATGATTCAGATTTGAAAAGATAAAGTGGGTTGCCACCAGCTGGGCCATTAGCCGTTATAAGCTGAGTGGTACAACCATGTTCAGTTGCAAATCGTACAACCTCGTCGTGTGTTGCTTCGTGTGAGATGTCTAGTTCAACTTGATAAGCCATAATATATTCCTTTATTTGATATAATTAATCTATACTATTTTAAAGGCGATGTCAACAGTTAATTTCACTTTTTTGAAATTATTTTGAATTAAAGCGTGTGACCAGTACCGTTGTATCCTGTATCTTCTAAGTAAGATACCAATTGGTTGTAGCCACCAACATGAGTTCCACTGACCCAAATTTGCGGTACGCTTTTAGCTTGTGGATATGCTTCTTTAAGCTCAGTCATATTTTGCACTAAAGAAACATCTTTGTATTCATATTCTAAATTGCGTTGGTCTAATAGGTTTTTTGCTTTTGTGCAGAAAGCACAGTTTGGTTTTCCATAAACCTTAATCATAGGTCTTCCTCCGTTTTTAACATATAAGCGCCTTCAGGAAGCTTAAATGAT